CTAGGGATACTGCTTGGGATGCTGTTTGGGGTACTGCTTGGGGTGCTGCTTGGGATACTGCTAGGGATGCTGTTTGGGCTGCTGCTAGGGATGCTCAAATAGAACAACTTAAAACTTATTTTAAATGAAAGAAATTAACAACAAACTCAGGAAGTTATTACAAGGTAAGAAACTTTCGCAATTAGAAAAAGAAACAGGTATTTTCAGCAGTCAGCTATCTATTTGGATGCGTGGTTCTGACTTCTCAACGATTGACATGTTGCAAAAATGTGCTATTGCTGCTAATATGCGAGTATATTTTGACGGTTCAGATGATGATATAGAGCAAAGGCTTTTAAACATTGTGCTTTTTGAAACTCAAAACTATTCTACTCTTAACCTGGAGCATATGACAGGTGTGAAAGGGAATACATTTTGGGCTATGCGCAATGGCATGACTCCAAGATTAAGCACCTTATTCAAGGTTTGCGAAGCTTTAGAAATAGAACTTAATTTTGAATTGAAATGATCTTATTTCCTGCAATATTAGAAGGTATTAGAAGCCGAAAAGATAAAACCTTTTCTATTATCTTTGGAACTAGTGAACTTAACCCCAATCAAATTACTGGTTTAATGCAAACTTTACATGATTTCGGTTATGTCGCTTTTAAACCTGAGCCATTTAATAATGATGATAAGCAGTTATTGGAAAGACTTAAAACTGATAAGTTAGAAGATGGAGAAAAGACACCTGCCCAAAGATTAAGGGCTGTCTTATATGTAAATTGGGAGCAAAACAAACAAGGTTATTCGACTTTTGTTGACTTCTACAATGCCAAGATGGAATTATTAATAACTCACTTTAAAGGTAAATTAGAATGACTATTTTAACTATATTAATTTGTTTGTGGGGTCTGGTTATGGCTGCTACTTTTATCGAGTATCATAAATTTAAGAAGATTGAGAAAGAAAAAAACAATAAAATTACTCACACTGACCTTGATTAAATGTACCGTTTTGCGCTTGTACATAATTAATTTTAAGCCGTTTTTTTAGCGCTTTATTTTATTAACAAGTCATTTATATGTTATTTAACACCTTGCATCGTATTAAGTATATGCTTATATTTGTAGTGTAATAATTAAAACAAACAAAATGAAAAATTTAGCAAACGAAATCAGAACAGCAATTGAAAACAACGGCGGCTTAACTTCTTTCTCTTCACAAATTAGAAAAAACAGACCAGTAGGGTGCCCAATGAAACGAATGACGATTGAAGAACTTCAAGAACTAAGCAAAGAAGAGTTACACGTTGCTTTTTATTTGGGATTAATTGGAAATGTAAACGTAAAAGGTTCGATTGTTGAAAATGCAAAATACAACTAATGGATATTAAGGAATTAAAAAAAGAACTCAGCTTATCAAACAAAGATATGGCTGAGTTTTTCGGTATGACATACGGAGCTTTTGCGAACAGTAGCGCAAAACAACGATATGAAAATGCACTGTGCAGGTTCTATTCTTTTTTAAATGAAAAAGAAAAAAACAATAAAAGACACTAGACAATGGTATAAGGTCTGTACTAACTGTGGAATACATTTTTTAATACATAACTTAGATTTAAAATACTGTAGAAAATGCAACAAACTGAAAAATATAAAGTAATAAACAAACTCGACACCCTGTTTTGTAAATACGCAGACACAAAAGAGACTAAGTATTTACATGAAATGAAACTTTTAATTGATACTCAAATTTATTTAGATGCCGAAGAAAAAAACTCTAACAAAACTTAAAAAAGACTTTTGGAAGGTCTTTAGTCTTTACATTAAATTGAAGTACTCTGATGATTTTGAACATGTAAATTGTTTTACTTGTGGGGCAAGAATGAAGTTAGGTACTTCCAATTGTCAAGGTGGCCACTATTACACTAAAAAAGGTTATCCGGCTCTTTATTTTGACGAAAACAACGTAAGACCACAATGCTACCATTGTAATATAAATTTAAGCGGAAACACTGTAATTTTTGGCGAACTCCTGGAACAAGAGATTGGAAAGGATGCAATGGATGATCTTAAATTCAGAAGACACGACCAGTCAAAACTTATGCGTTCTGATTACGAAGACTTAATTGATGAGTATAAGGATAAAATAATGGATTTGCGTGTTGAATAACATATTTATTAATACTATTCGTGTTAATATTTAACCTATTTTTGGATAAACTAAAAACTTATAATTATGAATAATTTAGAATTATACAACAAACTTAAAACACCACCCAAAGACGCTTTAAAACCAATTAAAGCCGGAAGGTTAAAAGGCAAGTCTGATATTTCACCACAATGGAGAATTGAAGCAATGACCAATCAGTTTGGGATTTGTGGCATTGGTTGGAGATACGAAATCACCAGCCAATGGACAGAACATGGCTCTGACAATCAAGTATTCGCTTTTACTAATGTGAATTTATTTATTAAGGTTGATAATGAATGGAGCGAAGCAATTCCTTCTACTGGTGGTAGTTTGCTGGTTGTATCTGAAAAAAACGGAATGTATTGTAATGACGAAGCTTTTAAAATGTCTTTAACAGATGCTCTAGGTAATTCTATGAAATATCTTGGAATGGCAGCAGATGTTTATTCGGGCAATATGGATAACGATGGAGAAAACACAAAACACGATACACCGGAGCAATCTACAAATAACAAACCGTGGCTAAACCTAAATACTCCAGAATGGAACGAAACTGTAACTAAAATGCAAACTAAAGGTGTTAAATTAGAAACGGTAAAGGAGCATTTTAATATTTCTAATAAAAATCAGGGATTGTTACAAACCTACGAAAAGTGAAAAAAGAGGTAGTTATAATCAGTCATGAGTTTTTTAAGAAACATTTTAAGCTATTCACAGACAAAGAACATTGTGTTTGGACTAAAACTATTGTTGAAGATGATCTATTTAAAGATGATGAATATCACGCAAAATTAATTAAGGCTAAAAGAAAAGCTGAAAAAGAATTGAGAGATTACGAATATAATAAAAGACATAATTTTAAATAACATGGAAATAAAAGGAAAAATTACACACGTATTGGAACCAGTAACCGGTACTAGTGAAAAAGGAGACTGGAAAAAACAAACATTTGTACTACTTACCGAAGGTGAATATCCCAAACAAATTGCTTTTGATGTGTTTAAAGACAAAATACCAGCTCCAAAGGTTAATGACATAGTAAGTGTGTCGATTAACTTAGAAAGTCGAGAATACAGCGGAAAATGGTACACTAATATAACAGCCTGGAAAATAGAAACGAATGTATCAGCACCTCCTGAAAGTAGCACAGAACCTTTAGAAACTGACGATTTACCGTTTTAGCTATGAATATTTACACATTTAATTTTTTCTGGAGCAAATACCATTATTTAACCAAATACAACAAGGTTAATAAAACCAGGTGCCGGAACTTATGGGATAAATGCGTTATTCCTGCGAAGAAAAAGCAAGCAATAAAAGACTTGAGCAAAAATACTAAACTTAATGCTTTAGACTATTTGAGAATTAAGCTTAATTAAGTATATTTGTAATACATTATTTGACTCTCACAATAGAATAATGTAAGACATTAATAAAATAGCCTTGAATGGGGGATAGAGTGAGAGCTTGAACCCGTTCAAGGTTTTTTTTATGCAATAAATTATGGAAGGTTGGATAAGTTTACACAGAAAATTCTTGGAATGGGAGTGGTTTGATGATAAGAATATGGTAGTTTTATTTATTTATTTACTACTTAAAGCTAATCATGCTCCGGTAAAATGGCAAGGAATTGATATTAACAAAGGGGAATTTGTAACGAGTATCAATAAATTATCACAAGCCTTAAATATTTCTGAACAGTCTGTCAGAACATGCTTAAAGCGATTAGAAAAAACGGGAGAAATTAACAAGCAATCTAATACTAAATTAACAAAGATAATAGTCTGTAATTATGATAGTTACCAAGATGCCCAACAAACAACTAACAAGCAAACTAACAAACGAGTAACAAACGAACAACAAACAACTAACAAACAACTAACAACAAACAATAATGATAATAAGAATAATAAGAATAATAATGTAAATAAAAAAGAGTATACGGACGATGTCCGTAAACTATTACGAATTGTTTTTAATTATTTTCCAGAAGATGTAAAAGAAAAGATTAAAACTAATAAATCACAACAAAACGCATGGCTAGACACTATTGATAAACTTAA